GAAGAGCTTGAGTCACACCCGTCGCACGGGCCAACCGTGATGTTCCCTAAGCTAGAGTCAACCCACGTTCCGAAGGGGCAAGCACCTTCGTCTGCTCCCCCTTGCGGAGTCGCGGCATCGCCAGCGATCACCATCGACCACTTACAATCGGCGACGCGTTGGAAGGAGATGTCATCCAGAATAAAATTGCCATTGGCCTCTGGAGATATCTCATAACAAACTGCCTCTGTTGCTCCCAGCGGGGTGAATCTGATCTGGATGCATGGACACTGCTCGCACGGGCCACCAGATGAAGAGCTTGATGAAGAACTCGTCGCTACGTAAGGGGTAAGCTTAAGAATGTTGCTCGCACGTCCGGCTGAGAAATACATGCTGTCGCCAGAGGTAACCCCATAGGTGTAGTAAAGAGTGTTAGGCGAACCAGACAGCGCGAGTATGTGGGAAATATCTTCGTAGCCAATCTCGTCAGTGGCAGGGTCGATCCACATTAAATAATCCTCATCCCACGGGACAGAGTAAATACGACCATCCGGTCCGAGGAGGGAGCTGAATGACTTGGACGTCGATGTTGCTGTGGCGGATATTAGTGCAGCAGGTAACGGTAGCTCATAAGCCCTGTCCGTAGTGGTATCAATTTTTAGGATCGAGTTCGCCCTTCTGGGCATCGCGTAAATGTTACCGGATACGGGGTCCACAGTTCCGCCCGAATATTTAACGAAGTAAGGGGGCGTATTGCCTGCGTTGTAGGAAGATACGGGCGGCGGGAACGCGGTCTCTGTAGGAAGAGGGGCGTTTCCTGTTAGTGTATCGACCCCCTCCGCAGAGAATCCCGTAGAAGGATCAGTGATTATGATGCGGCCTGCGCCCATCGGGGTGCTGTATAGCTTGCCATTCGGTGCGGCAGTGACTCCCCACTTAGAGTCATAAGTCCCATTATTCGTATCAGTAGACCAATTAGGTCTAGCCGTGTAAATTCCTCCGGTTCTAGCGGTGGTATATTGTAAAGCCGTGAGGGTAGAATCGGTTGTTGTATCCAACCGGAAGACATACTTCAAAGGATGCCCTCCGCTATACTGGGTCGAATAGATCACGCCGGACGAGTCTATAGCACCTCCCCTTGTCTGGTTAGAGCCGCCCACAGTTGTGGCGACGAGACCTCCGCTAGTGCTTGTATCTAAGATTAACCAGCCTGACCCATTGTGCGGGTTGAAATACATCTTCCCATTCGGAGCGAGCAAACCATCAACCCACTTTTGGCGTTTATTGGAGGGCTGCGAGACGCTTAGGGAGCTTAGAGTTACCTGAGATACTGAGTCGTCGGCGGGGTCAATAACGAGAACGCTATCGACGTAGTATGGTGCGCAATATAGTTTACCATCTGCCCCCTCTACAATTGACCGCCACTTAATAGCGTTGCCAACCGTGCTACCAGTGCTTAGTAGGTTGTAACCAAACGGGCCTGCAGCGGCGGAGATGCCCACGCTGGTAGAACTGCTGCTGGAACTCGAACTGCTGCTGGAACTCGAACTACTGCTGGAACTCGAACTACTGCTGGAACTCGAACTACTGCTGGAACTGGAACTGCTCATAACCAGACTAATAGCCTAGAATTAGAGCCGCGTCGATACCTAAGCTTAACTCTTTTTACCGTTCCTTATATAGAGGGCGATAAGGTAGGCGTCGATCATCCCGTCGTGGGGCTTTTTGCACCTCTTGCTCGCGAGCCAGTTCTCTTCTGGCTCAAGCGATATAGCCAACGCTAAAGCAAATTCTTTGGACCTACCTTTAGGCATCCGGCCAAGCATCTTCTTTTGCCACTTGTGGACTGAGACTCGTTGTACAGGATACTGGTGGCTTTCGGCCATGCCAACTAGTTTGCCGAAGCTGATGGCCATAGACCTGACTGCTTGCGAACTTTTCGCGTGGGCTAGTGGTTCTTCAATGGCCAGCTCAAATGGCGTGTTGAGGTCCAGAAGCCACTGCTTGATGGCGCGGATGTCGATCTCCTTTTTCTTCGACATCTGGAGAGTCGGCATACGAATCTTGTCGATGATCCTACCGTCGAATTTAGAGACCGCGCAGAGTCCGCCGTCGAGTCCATTGTCAATTCCTACGATCATTTTTGTCGGGGTTCCCGTTCGGGAATAAAATATAACTTACAGGTCTTATTCGCGGTAGTATGCCCTATCGGGAACATTATCGCGCTCGCGCTCTTCGGTGAGCAGAGCTTTAGCAAGAATAGAGTAGTTGACGAGGTCTTCGCAGGCATCGTCAACTGACTCACCTGCAACCTTCAGCTCCCCGTCGTTCACGAACGACTTAATACGCATGAGTTTATCCTGCATCCTCAACAGGAGTCCGGTTACCGGATGGAGACCCAACGACCGCGCTGACTTAAAGTTAGCAAGAGCGTCGATTGTTTCCGCGCCCCCACAGTAGTCGGAGTTCTTGGCTTTCATAATGCCAAGCGTTTTCTTGCACGTTTCTTCGTGGATCTTGAATAGGGTTTCGGGTTTCATGGTTAAGATAGTATAGAGTCGGCCCTGACGAGAAGTCCATCACCTTCCGCCGGAACTAAGACGCGGATGCCGCTCGGCAGTGACTGGAGGTATAGGACTTCGCGCGCGTTGGACGGGTTGACCCGATACCAAAGGCCGCCAGCTTTGCTGACTGAAAAACGGAAATCCGCGCCCTCATCGATTCGGGTAATGAAGCGGGGTCCAACTTCGGGGATTCTGTTGGGAAACATAAAGTATTAAATCTCTTTTCCGGTATCTGCGTCAATCGTTTTTTTCTTCCGAATTGCCCCACCACCTTTATCGGCCTTGGAATTATTCAGGACGGAAATATCAATTTGCATCTTCCCGCTATTCCCGCCACCAGTCTTCGCGTTAAGACCTAGGTTGCGCCTGATGAGCTGGTCGAGTTCTGACATCTCGCGGATCGTCTTCGGTCCGCGCATGGTCTTTATAGAGTCGCGCAGTAGTTTAATTCCAGCAGCCGCCACGTAGTGCTGGTATTTATCAGCGGGAGAGTTCTGGGACTCTGCGATCTCCGCCATAGTGACGTCCTCTTCTTTAGAAGCGCGGAACCGCTCTTCTACGATGGCCGAGCTAACGGTCTCGTTGAAGTGTGCCTCGATGTCTTCCTTGAGTTCGTCCTTATCAGAGGAAGGCTCCTCGTGTTCCTCTTTGATCTTTGAGTTGTGGATCAGGTTGTCGAGAACATTACCCTCAACGACGGTCCCATTTACTTTAGCTGCCACGCCGTGCTTCTTAAGCCACTTTCGGATCGTGTTACGGTGGACCCCAATGTGTTGACCAATTGAGCTATTACTGTAACCTTCTTTATTTAAGCGGAGGGCTTCAGCCTCACACTCCCGTTTAGGTTCCTCAGACATCAACTTAATTATGCCTTCCGAAGCAGAAAAGCGCAAGCGTGTTCTAGAGCCACGTATCGACCCTCAGTCAAAGCAGATGGACGTGGGCGGCCTAGAGATCAGGCCCACCAGCCAGCTAACCGCTCTCCTCTACGGATTCGCCCACCACCCAAATAATAAGGCGAAGGAGTTTTACTTCTGGCGGATCTGCGACGAACTCTGGAACCATGATGAATTGCCGGAGCCTATGATGGTCCGGCATCCGTGGGCCGAACAAATGATCCGCGCCGCGCTGAAGGATAAGTATCTTGCCATCGGCGGGTCCGCTTCATCCGGTAAATCACACACGATGGCCGCTTGGGGGATCGTCCAGTGGCTGAGTCAGCCGCGCGACACGCTGGTCCTGATGACCTCGACCACGCTACGTGAAGCACGAAAAAGGATCTGGGGTTCGGTCATGTCCTTGCTCTCTGTGATTGACGGTGCGCCAATCAAGATTCGGGATTCGATTGGAAACGCGGCCTACGTTGACGAGAACGGAACTCTTATCGAGAGAGCGGGTCTCTCGCTTATCGCGGCGGAGAAGTCCAAGACGAGAGAGGCCATCGGGAAGTTCATCGGTATTAAACAGAAGCGGGTCATCCTCATCGGGGACGAGCTGTCTGAACTGTCAGAGGCTATCCTGATGGCGGGCCTGTCCAACCTATCTAAGAACCCGTCGTTCCAGATGATCGGGATGAGTAACCCGAACTCCCGCTTCGATGCCTTCGGCGTGTGGTCTGAACCTAAAGACGGTTGGGAAGCTATTGATACGCAGACTGCGGATG